CGTGGCGCGGGGGGGGGGGGGGGGCGGGGGGGGGGGGGGGGGGGGGGGGGGGGGGGGAGGGAGGCACGTGATGCACGTCGACGCAGGAAAGCTCTCGAAGCGCATCCAGTTTTTGCGGAAAACGACGGCAAAGGACGCCGACGGCTACGACGTACCCGGCGAGCCGGAGCTCGTGCGCGAGACCTGGGCGCAGTTCTCGCAGACGAGCGGCACGGAGCTGATCCGGGCAAACGCCGAGTTCGGCGAGGCGAAGGTGCGCTTTCTCACGCGCGCCGACCCCGCGCTGCTTGACCGGCGGCTCCTGATCCACTACGACGGGCGCGACTACAACATCCTCTACGTCAACACCTACGGCAACGAGGGAAAGTACATGGAGTTCTGGTGCGAGCGCATCACGCAGGAGGGCAAGGTATGACGCTGAATGAGCGAATCATCGCGGTCGTGACGCCGATCGTGCCGGTGTGCGTGCCGGATCTGCTGGTCACAGAGGCGGGCGAGACGCCGCCGGAGCGCTACTGCACGTTTAACTACTCGGAGATGCCGGAGGGGATCGGGGACAACGCCGCGCATCTGACGCGGGCGCTTGTTCAGGTGCACTACTTCGCGCCGCTCAAAGCCTCTACGCTGGCCGTGCGGCACGCGCTGCGCGACGCGATCGCGGCGGTGGATGATTTTACCCTGCCGAGCATCGAGAACGCTACAGACGAGACGGGACAGCACTATGTGCTGGAATTTGACGCCGTGGGACGCTGGGAGGTGGAGGACGATGGCCAAGGTCGAGTTTAAGGGCATTGATGAGGTCGTGACATCGCTGACGGAGCTTTCCGAGCTGCCGGACGAGGTCATTGACGCGATGCTCAACGCCCGCGCCGACGTGGTCGTTGAGGCACAGCGCGCCGAGGCGCGTAAGCTCGGCACGGAGTACCGCAACAAGGGCCAGAAGAAGAACTACGCCACGGGTATGACGGCAAACTCGATCCGGAAGGGCAAGGTCAAGGTCAAAAACGGGCAGCGAGTGTTGTACATCACGCCGGTCGGCAGCAGAAAGCGCGGCAAGACCGTGACGCGCAACGCGGAGATCGCCTTTGAGAACGAGTTCGGCACGAAGACGATCCAAGCGCGGCACTTTTTGCGGAAAGCGAACGAACAAAGCGCGGACGCCGCGACGGCGGCGGAGTTTGAGGTGTACAGCCAATACCTCAAAGAAAAAGGGCTGTAGAAAGGATTACCATGCAGTACGGAGCAAAGATGATCCAGTGGGCGCCGTTTGCCGCGACTGATCCGGAGACGACGACCGCGCCTCCGAAGCTCGGCACGCCGGCGAATCTCGGCGCGCTGAACAAGGTGACGGAGACGATCAATTTCAACCGCACGAGCGCCTTCGGCGACAACGTGAAGAAGGTTGAGATCGTGGAATTCAAGGACGGCTCGCTGGCTGTGGAGACGCTGTATCTTTCGAACACGAACGCAGCGGCGGTGACCGGCGCGGAGCTGGGCACGACGGACGGGGACAAGGACCTCAAGTTCGGCAGCAATGACACCGCGCCCTATGGCAGCCTTGCCTTTTACACCAACCACATGAGGGACGACGGGACGAAATACTATCAGGGCATTTTCTACCCAAAGGTCAAGGCCAACATGGAGGGCGAGGAGTACGAGACCAAAGGAGACAGCATCGTGCTAAGCAATGCCAAGCTCACATTTACCATTTTCGAGCCGCTCTACGGCAAGTACAAGCACAAGAGCGAGGAATTCGACACCGAGGCCAAAGCCGCGGAGTGGGTCAATGAAAAAATCAAGGCCGCAGCGGGCGGCTGAGAAGCGAAGAGACGCGGCACCCGCTGCGTCTCTTTTGTGTTTGGAGGAAAAATATGAAGACGATCCCCTATGAATTGAATGGGCACACGTTTTATCTGTGCTTGAATGGGCAGGCGCTTTTTGACGCCTACGATAAATTCGGCTACGAGGGCTTCCTCACGAAGCACATTGAGGGGAAAGACAAGCAGAGCTTTGAAAATACGTGCTGGCTGCTTGCAAAGCTTGCCGAGCAGGGCGAGCTGGTACGTCGGTGGCAGGGGCTCGACCGCGGGCCGATCGCGCCGGAGCAGTATTTCCGCGTAAATCTCAAGCCGCTGGAGGTCTCGGACGCAAAAAAGGCGATCCGCGAGGCTATTGCGCTTGGATTTGCCCGCGAGGAAGAAGAAAAGCGAGAGCGCGACCTCTTCCTCGAAGAGCTTCAAAAAAAAACGAAAGAAATAACGTGACACGCGCGTGGTGGCTGGATCTGACGACGCAATTTCTCCGGCTGAGCGTCCGCGAGGGGATGCTGCTGACGGTCGGGCAGGTGCTCGACTTGCAGGAGCTTGAGACCAGGCGACGCGGGCTGCGCAGAGAGGAGGATGAGATGTAAATGGCGACGAGGACGATCACGACGCGGCTGGCAATCGAGGGCGAGACCGAGTTCAAGCGCTCCATGTCGAGCGCAAACAGCGAGCTCAAGACACTGCGCAGCGAGATGAGCCTTGCCGACGCAGAATTCAAGGGCCAGGCGAACACGATGGAAGCCCTGACCAAGAAGAATGAGCTGCTGCGCCGTGCTCAGGAGCAGCAGACCGAGAAGGTCAAGGCCCTGGAGCGCGCGGTCAAGGACGCGGCCGATGCCTACGGAGAGAACGACAAGCGGACAGACAACTACCGCCAGCAGCTCAACCGGGCAAAGAAAGAGCTGATCGACATGAACGATGCGCTGGATGAAAACGAGAAGTATCTCGACGAGGCGCGCAAGAGCGCCGACAAGTGCGCGAAGTCCATCGACGAGTTCGGCAAGGAGACCGGGGGCGCACAGAGCGGCATCGAGAAGTTTACGGACGTGCTGCAGAACGGTTTCAGCGTCAAGGGCAAAGGCGGCGACCTGCTGGGGATGCTCACGAACCTCAAGGGGGCGCTGATCGGCGGCGCGATCGTCGGCGGACTCAAAGAGCTGGGTGACGCGATCATCGGCGTAGTCGACGATACGGCGGAATACCGCAAGATCATGGGCACGCTGGAGACCAGCTCGAAAGAGGCCGGTTACACAACCGAACAGACGACAGAGGCCTACACCCGCCTGAACGGCGTGCTTGGCGACTCGCAGACGGCGGCGACGACCGTGGCCAACCTGCAGGCCATCGGGCTGGAGCAAAGCGACCTGATGACGCTGGTCGACGCGACGACCGGCGCGTGGGCCACCTACGGCGACAGTATCCCCATTGACGGCCTGTCCGAGGCTATCAATGAGACCATCCAGACCGGCAAGGTGACAGGCACCTTCGCCGACGTGCTCAACTGGGCGGGCGAGAGCGAGGACGATTTCAACGAGAAGCTCGCGGCGGCAAATACTTCGTCCGAGCGCGCACAGATCGTGCTGGACCAGCTCTCCAAGCAAAACCTGCCGCAGGCGGGCCAGGCATGGCGCGACGCCAACGAGGATATCATCGAGTACAACGAGGCGCAGGGGGAGCTGGACGAGGCAATGGGACGCCTGGGTGAGGCGCTCGCGCCGGTGGCTGCCGGTTTGAAGTCGGTATTTGCGGGCGCGGTGAACATCGCGGCCGACGCCGTGACCAAACTGATCGGCTTTGTCAACAGAGCGATCGACGCCTTTAAGAAGCTCGCCGGCGTGCAGGAAAAGCAGAAAACGACTAAAACCAAGGGACAATCCAAGGCCACGAGAAAGACGACGTCTACCGTGCGGCAGTACGCCAACGGCCTTGATTACGTCCCGTATGACGGCTATCCGGCGATCCTGCATGAGGGCGAGCGTGTGCTGACACGGCGCGAGGCGGACGACTACCGCAGCGACCGCGGCAGCAGCAAGCCGGCTGACATCGTCATCAACCTGACGACCACGTTGGACGGCAAGGCCGTGAGCAAGGCGGTGACGCGGTACCAGCAGCAAGACCAGAGGGCGAGGCAATGAAGAATTTTACTTTTCAAATTAACGGCAACGACCGCACGGCGCTTTTTAATCAGTATGGCTTTTCCGCGGGCATTACGCCAATCTACAGCGACGAGGTCGTGACGATGGACGGCAGACGGCACAGCGCGGTGATCCGCTGGCAGGGCTGGTGCAGCGCACAGCTCAACGACATCACTGACGTAGAGGTGGCGGCGCTGGCCGCAGATCTGCGCAGCGCGACGCTGAGCGTGACCTATGAAAACCCTGCGCTCGGCAGCACGCCGGTGACGCAGGAGATGACCGTGGACGGGATGGAGCTCGCATATCTGCTGCGCGACCAGACGGGCCGATACTGGAGCGGCAAGACGCTCAATTTTACGCAGAGGTGAGCGTATGCACAGTGTAAGTGATTTATGGCGGACGCTGCTGGCCAGCTCAGGGCACCGCAAGGAGGTCAAGCTCGTGATCGCGGGCGTCACCTACGGCGAGGATAAGATCGTGGATGGCTCGCTGCGGATCGACGGCGGGCTGTACTCCGAATTCGGCATCGGCAACTGCTGCGCGCGGCAGATCGAGTTTGAGATCTATCCGCATGGGACGATCCCGAGACAGGCAAAAATCGAGGTCTACATGCGGCTGCGGCTGGGCGAGCAGGTGAGCGAATGGATCCCGAAGGGAGTATTTTTCTTTTCCACGCGCAAGACTGACCGTATCACGGGCGTTTTGAGCGTGCACGGATATGATGCGATGCTCAAAGCCGAGGAGACGTGGCTTGACAGCAGCTATGATGCAAAGACTTGGCCGATGCCGGCGGCGACGGCGGTCGCCGACATTGCAGCGCGCATGGGGGTGGCAGTGGACAGCCGCACGGTATTGGATGCGGCGTTCCCCGTGCAGTACCCGGTGGACGACAAGGGAGATATGACGATGCGCGAGGCGCTTGGGCGTATCGCGGTCGCCAACGCGGGAAACTGGACCATCACGGACGAGGGAAAGCTGCTGCTGGTCGGTCTCAACTCCATGCCCGCTGAGACCCACTATCTTATCACGGAGACCGGCAGCGCCATCACCTTTGGCGGCGTGCGCATCCTTGTGTAAGGAGGGCAACATGGACAAAACCTATTTAGGGCGGCGGCTGGCGAAGTTTTCCCCCGGCATCGCGTCGCAGCCCATCTCCAAGGTGGAGCTGCTGAACGATACCGGCGATGTGGTCGGTGTGTCCGGATCGGACACCGGGCGGACGCTGACGGCCATGCAGCCGGACGGCACGAATGCGATGGCGGCGGCGATCCTCGCCAAAGTCTCCGGCTACAAGCACGTTGGATACGAGGGCAGCAAAGCGCTGCTTGACCCTGCGGTGGAGCTTGGCGACGCGGTGACGGTAGACGGGCTCTATGTGCCGCTCATCGCGCTGGACATGACGTTTGATCCACTGCTCGCGCCGGACATCTCCGCGCCGGACGCGGACGAGCTGGACGACGAGTACCCGTACAAATCCGCAACGCAGCGGCAGATCGAGCGCAACATGGCCAAGACTCGGTCGCTCATCACCAAAACCAGCGAGGAGATCATGCTCAAGGTCGAGGGCATCGACGGCAAGTACACTGAGGTCAAAACCACGCTGGACGGCCTGACGGTGACGGACGCGAGCGGCACGACCAAGATCAACGGCAGCAGCATCAAGACGGATAATCTGTACGTCGATGCGGCGAATATCAAGGGTACGCTGACAGCCGACCAAATCCAGACCGGCAGCATCCGCGTCGGCGATCTCAAGGACGGCTCGAATTATGCTACGAAGACCTACGTCGACAACAACGCGGGCCTGAACGCAAACGAGGTCAATAGTGCGATCGCAACGTACATCGACGGGACCTCTATCACAGCGCAAAAGTTACGAGGCCAGACGGTGGAACTCCTGGCAAACAGCAATACCAAAGTGGGCGAACTTTCGCTCGTCGAGACGAACGTTGACTATGGTATCGGCATTAAAACCCTCTATGGCGGTATCAAGCTGGAATCGGCGACTAACGTATACCTAAAAGCCAGCGGTCCCTACGGTGGATTTATCACGCTGTCCAACAACATTGTGTCGCTCGGCGGCGGCGAGCTGTATATCGGCAGCCAGATGTACGGAAATAGCTTACCGGCCGGTAGCTGGGGAAAACTGTTTTTCCTCCGTCAGTGAGGTGACGCATGGCAAGTTTTAGCGTCAGCGTTACGGCGACGGGGTCGACGACAGCCGTTCTCAACGGCACGTTTTACGGAGACAGCTACCACGACCGAGCACGTGCAATCTACGTGACCGGCATTCTGGGGTACGGGTATTACTTGACTTCGAACGAGGATTCCGGCGCGAACAACACGTTTACGGATTCGTTCGACGGACTTACTCCCGGCAAAACCTACGATTGGGAGGCAGTGCTCTGCTATTGGGACACCAACCTCAATCAATGGGTGGAGACCAGCTATTCCGACAGCGGATCGTTTACCACAGAGGGCGGCGGCACTACGGGCGGCGCTGTGTACATCTACACGGATATGTGGCGAGCGTATACGCCATACATCTACACGGACACGTGGAGACCCTACAACGCAGAAATCTACACCGACTCTTGGTGGGAGTCGGGATAAGGAGGAACTATGAAAAAGCAGGCAATGCAGATCCTTGACAGCGCATTTAATACGCTGTCCTTGGTGATGATCTCCGCGAACGACGCGGAGAAGATGGCAAAGGTCAAGGGAGAGCTGCGGCAGGCATATGCGATCCTCGAGCGGCTCGACCAGCAGGCGGCGCACGTACCCGCAGAGCCGCCCGCGAAAGCTGCCGAGACGGAAAGCGAGGTAACAGATGGCTGATAAAGCAATTTCCGACCTCACTCAAGCAACACAAATCACCAACGAAGATCTTTTTGTTTTGCAGCAGGGCGGCACAGCGAAAAAGCTCAAAGGCGCAACGCTGCTGGACTTCGTCACGCTGAGCGTTGTATCGGTCACGGTGACAACACTGCCCGCAGGAAGTTTGGCAACGGCGACCTACGATAAGTCGACTGGTACGCTGGCGCTTGGCATCCCGCAGGGCAGCAAGGGCGACACCGGTGCGACAGGTGCGACGGGTGCGACCGGTCCGCAGGGTAAACAAGGCATACAAGGTGAGACCGGTGCAACAGGCGCGACCGGCCCCCAAGGCCCCGCAGGCCCCGCAAACGTGCTGACCATCGGCTCGGTCACGTCCGGCAAGGTGGCGAGCGCGACCATTACCGGAGAAGCCCCAAATCAGGTGCTCAACCTTGTGCTCGAAAAGGGTGACAAGGGTGAAACCGGCGAAAAAGGTGCAACAGGCGACACCGGCCCACAGGGTGAACAGGGCATCCAAGGTCCGCAGGGCAGCCCCGGCACGGATGCTCCCACAATTACCGGTATTACCATCCGGCAGAGCGACTATCACCTTATCGTGACGCTGTCGAACGGCACGAGCTATGACGCAGGCTATTGCCGTGGCGCTTCTGGTGCTGGTACGGGTGACATGCTGGCCTCAGTGTATGACCCTCAAAACAAGCACCAGGACATCTTTTCATACATTGACAACGCTATCAAGGACGTCAAGGTAACTACCGACGCAACGCCTACGCAGGGCAGCGCGAACCCCGTACAGTCCGGCGGCGTGTACTCGGCGCTCGTCAATAAGCTGGACAAGACCGGCGACGGCAGTAATGCCACGGCGGGCTTTCCGGCCGAAGCCGGTGCGGAAGACAGCGCAATTGTCGGCTGAATCGTTCCACTGAAAGGAGACGGTTCCGGCAGTTCCGGCAGTTCGATGCGGACAACCGCCGCGCCTTTTGGAATCGGAATAGAATAGTCGCATCCCCATGCGCCGGCGGTAAACTTCGCCGGAGTCTGATTGACCGAAACGGCATCCGGCTTCACCTGAGAAACGATCACCAGCGTGTCATCGGTTTCCGCTCCGAGCTCAATTCGTGCCGTGCGCGTTCCCCGGTCGTAGGTGCCCTGATAGAGCCGCATTCTGCCGAAATCCCCGATCCAGACCGGATCATTCTGCGCGATGATGTGCGGGAGTGAGTTTACCCGCAGCGGCCAATCCCAGAAGTGACTGCCGCCGTGATATTTTTTCCATGCTTCGGCAGGAACGGAAGACGGGCCTTCATCGGCGAGATAATCCACGGCGAAGGTACGGTACAGCTCGCGAACCTCCGCTTTCGGAGCGTGCAGAAACGCCATGAGCTTCAAAGAATTGTGCGCATTGCAGATGCGGGCGCCGTAAGCGGGCGACACCAGATAATCCGGCTGGAAGAAGCCGGGCACGCGCCGCTTCTGCTCGTTCAGGATCGCCAGCGTGCTTTCCGGCA